TCATCTGAAAGACGAAAAGAAAAAACATCTGACATAAGTAAAATCTCCTAATAAATTGAATTTAAATGATACCTAATTGTAGCAGAGTTTTTAGTTTTTGTAAACTCTATAGTTGTACATTAGGGATAGTTTTACATTTATCAAAACAGTAATTAGTTTTTAATCCAAAATCCAGGACTTATATACTTTATTCCAGAACTAACTGGCAAAGATTCATGAAAGTATGGATCTACTGATGGGAAAGCAATTAAACTTCCAGCCTCTGGCTTAATTTTTACATTTTGATTTTTAAAATAAAGTTCTCCGCCTTGATAATTATCATTTAAGTATAAAACAATTGAAAGAACTTCTTTAGGATTATCTCCATACGAATCTATATGAGATCCCATAGACTGTCCTTCAAAATATTTACTAATTGATACTGGAGTTAAGTTTCCTATATCAATACTATATCTATCGCTATATTCTTTTGAGCATTTAACTATTGCATTATAAATTGTTTTTATAATATTACTTTCATATAGATCACTATCATGAATTTGTTTTTGCTGTCCATATATGTTTATTAAATCACTTGCATTCCAACTTTTCCATTTTGGCAAAATTCCATTAGCAGAACTATCGTCATCTTCAATTAATTTTATAATATCTTCATTGCTATCAAATAAATTGCTATAATAAACAATTTTATGATAATATTCTTTAGTTTGCATTTTTCCAAGACTCTCTTTGATTTTCCTGTTCTTTAGAATATTCTTGTCGCCATTCATATAAATCTTTTGTGTAAACAGAATCTGTATAATCAAAAGATGCAAGCATTGTATACCTTGTTCCAGATATTATTTCACTTACTCCATGCAAATTTTTAAATCCTGGATCAAAAGCAACAACGCTTCCAAGTTTTGGTGAAATTGATAAATTATGACCACTGAATGTTAAATTTCCACCTTCATAATTATCATTTAAATATATAATTGTCACAAATTTATTATCTTGCCATGCATTTGGAGTTCCATCTAGTTCTGAATTGTCTGAATGATCTGATGCATATGCACCCTTGTTCCATTTGTGAGCACTTAAACTTAAATTTTTTAATTCTTTTTTAGCAACTTGAGATGCAAGAGAATAAAGTTTTTTTCTAATATCTTCAAAATATCCACTATCTATTGTATTAGACATATCAATATTTGCAATGGGGTCCATGACTCTACTTTCATAAAAACAAGTAACCTGCCAGTTATTTTCATTAAGATTAAAGTAGTCTATTAAAGAATCACACTCTTCTTTTGAAAAAACATTTAAAAATTCTACAATATCATCTTTATATACAATAGAATCACGCATACTTATTTCCTTTTAACCATTCTTGTTTTTGCTTGGCCTGTTCTTCTCTAACTTTTTTTTCTTCTTCTGCCCATCTATCTAATGTTTCTTGATCATATTGAACATCTGCATAGTCCCAAAATGACACCATTGTGTACCTTGTTCCTTTTGTAATTTCACTGACACCATGGATGTTCTCTACACCTCCAGGGAATACATAATAAGAATAAGCATTTGGCTTAAAAGAAAGATATGGTGTCATTTTATTTTCTTTATCACAAAAATAAAGTTCTCCTCCATCATAATCATCATTTAGATATAAAATACCAACATACTTATTAATTTCAAATGCATTTGGATTTCCATCATGATCAGAATTATCTGAGTGTGGTGCTGCAAAACCACCAACATCCCATTTTTGTGCATGAGATGTGTTTGCTTTTACCTTTCTACCAAAAACTTTTTCAACTGCTTCCTGATACTTATCTTTTAAATCTGTAAAAAAGTTATCAGATAATTCAAAAGACTTCAAGGTGTTTGGATCTGTCAGTATTCCTTTTCCAGATGAGCCATAAAATGCTATATCGCCCCAATCAACATTGCAGTTTTCAAAAAAGTTAATCATATTTGGAACAATATCTTTGCTAATAAAATTAGGAATTTCTACAATTTTATTTGTTGTAATTCCTAGTCTTGTTTCTTTAATATCAGAATTTTGATGATAAATAAATGTAGACTCATCGATAATATCTATAATTCCATTTGACATAATTATATTATACACTACTTAGCATGGTATTTTAATTTTTTCTCTAATACAACTTGGAAAACTATATCTAATATTTGTTTTTACTGGATGCACCCCATGTTCACAATGATCTTCTGCGCTATGAACCACTAGGTCTCCCGATTTTGGCTTATATACTATTCCTTGTTTTGTATAAAATATTTCTCCACCTTCGTAGTCATCATTTATATATACAACCAAACCATAAACATTATTATCTGTCATTTTAAAACATTCGTTATCTTTTAGTGATTTGCTTAACTCCCTTACTTTTAAAAAATCATGATTATCTGAGTGTATTCCATGTCCTTGTCCTACTGTAAGTCTTGTAATTGATGCATGTTTATATATATATAATTCATTTGATAATAATTTTTGAATTCTAGAACTTATTATCTCTGCTTCTTTTAAGTTTACAGTAGATTGGTTTCTAGGATAACTTCCTTGCCACAGATTTTCATTTGATGAATTTATTCTATTTAAAATTGCATCAACTTCTTTTTTAGATAAAAAGTTATTATAAACCCAAATATCTTTACCTAAATTTTTAAAATTTAGATTATTATCAAACATTTTATGCCTTATATTGTGTCAACTCTGGCATTACTACAGACTGCTTATTTTTAAAAAGTGGCTGCAACCAAATATTAATATTTTTTTGTCTTTCTTCATTTTCTTTGGTTCCATAGTTATAAAATGATCCAGGATTTTTTTCTGGTTTTAATGAAAAATTAGAAAAAGTATATCTAATTCCACTTTTTACTGGACGAACTCCATGTTCGTGAGACTTTAAAGCACTATGTATAACAAGATCTCCTGGTTGTACTGGAACATCTATTCCTTGGTTTGGATAATATATTTCTCCACCAGTAAATTCTCCAAAATAAACACATGCCCCCCAAGAGAGAACACAGCATGTAGCCCAAACATCTGGAACCGTAAGTTCTTCTGTCATATCTTCTCCAGGACTATCGCAGTGTGGAAGCATCTGCTTTCCTTCGCCAAAATACAAAAGTGTTGACATTGGATGAATGACATATTCTGGGGCAAGAAAATCTGAAACTTTGTTCCAAATTGGAACTAGTTCTGGAATTATATTGGTTACTTTAAACTCAATATCATCAAACCAATGATTTGCAAGGTTAACACCTGGAGTTTTAGAATTAATAAGTTCTACTTCTTCCTTTGATACAAAGTTTTTATACCAAAAAATTCCTTCATCTAATTTAATAATATTTGGGTCATCTTTAAACATATTAGAATTATACCATCTTTTCATTTTCTTCATTGATAGACTTTTCATCAACTTCTTTTTTTATTTTATGTGTTCCATCACAATATGGATATGTTAAAGACCTACCGCAGACACATTGCTTAAGACTCATGTTGATACCTTTTACCCGCCTCAATACGCCTTTTTTCCATATCTGCCCAGACATCTTTACCGTATTTTTCTTGATTTGCTAACCATTCAGCAGATCCTTCATATGGTATTTGATAAAAACATCTAATTAAATATTTATCAGCCTTTTTTACTCTCTTTACGCCATGTAGATACATATGACCGTCTGAAAGAATGTCTGGATGGCCTGAAGGGAAAACTAAGACATCTCCAGCCTTTGGCTTATATGTAATATGATTATTTTTAATTATAAAATCAATATCCCCTCCCTCATAGTCATCATTTAAATACATTGTGCATGTAATTGCAAATTTATTTCCTGGCATATCTGCTTCAATTCTTACAAAATCTGTATGATGTGTCATTACATCTTTATGTGATCTAGGGTTATTATCATAAAAATATCTAGAATAAGATGGCCCCATTATAACCCAATTATCTCCTTTGGTGACACCATGCTCATTTAAAAAATGATTAGTTGCTGTATTAAATGCATTCCAAATAATTTTTGCATAGTTATATTCATAGTAAAATTTTTCATCTCTTTCTGATTCTGGAATTTCTGTAAGAATTACTTCTGGAATTGGTGTTTGATTTAAATAGGTTCCAAACCTAGACCATGGAACCCAGTCAAAAAAAATCTTACTACTACCTGGCTTACTCTCTGATTCTTTAAGAATTTCAACTAATTTTTCTGGATTGGGAATTAAATTTTTATATAAATGAATTTTTGGATACAACACTTCATAGTGAACATCAGACATTTTTTTCCCCATGGGATTTTATAGTCCAGAAAAATGGACATGTATATCTAATACCGCTTTCTATTTTTGATACTCCATGTATATAGTTTAAGTCGCCTGGAAAAAAATATGCTGCTCCAGCCTTTGGCTTAAATTGTATACCTTGTTTTGGAAAATACAACTCTCCACCTTCATAGTCATCATTTAAATAAAATAAACTTGCTAAGTCATAGTAAGGAAAATCATTTGGCTTTCCAGCATTATCTCCTTCGTGAAGTTCTTTATCTGCATGTGGATTTTGGAACTGTCCAGGAAGCCATCTAACTATTGCAGGGTTTGTTGCCCAAGCATCTACATTAAAAAATTCATCAATAACAATTTTTAACCTTGCAACCATTTTTTCAATCATTGGATATATTTCTGGATTTTGCTTATGCATTGTGTTTGATGTTGCAACACGATCTTTCCAGTATTCTGAATCATAGATAACAGTTCCATCTTCGTTATATCTTGTTTCTGTGTAATCCCATTCTGTAATAGTTCTTGCAAAAGTAGATAACTTATCTAGTTCTTCATTTGTCATAAAACTTTCAAGTTCTACAATGTTTTCAGAAGATGATCCAAAAAACCCTGAAGGAGTTATTGAAAATCTATTTCCTGCGTGTATATTTGTTGGTGTTTTCATAATATAATTATATCATTTATCAAGAGTACTTTCTCATCTCCCAGACTTCTGATTTATAAACACCTCCATCTGGCTTTCTATATTTTTCACTATTTATTTTATTTCTTTTAATGATTTCTGGAAGTGTGAATGTTACAACTTCGCTTTCCCAACTTTCTCGTTTAAATGGTATCACTTGAGCAAAAGGTGTTCCTTTTGGAATAGTTCCAACAAAATCTTTAGATATAAAAAATGGCATACTTCCTGGTAAATCTATTTTATCATTATCAATAATTCCAGAAACAGTTAAAAAAGGCAACTCAAATCTATTAAATGGCTGACTATATAAAGCGCTATATCCTTCTGGAAGACTAATCCCCCAATCTGGAAACCATGCAAAATGCTCATCTCTATATCCAGTTGGAGTAACAAAATCTTGCATAGGCAATCTTGGAGAACAAAAATCTTTATAACTTTTGTCCTCAATATTAATTACTATCTTATTATTTTTATCAATAAAAAAGTTTAAATCACATGGAGTCAAATATGTATATCCAGTACTCATAACATCAAAAACAGCAGGACATGCCTTCCATGTTGGAACCTTTCCTTTATCAGGACCAATAAAAAATTTGCTAGTGCCTGGTATTTTTGCAAAACGATCCATCTTTCTATACCATTCAGGAATTGTCTTTATAATTGATACTGGTTTAAATTCAGAATTTTTATTTAACCAATTTCTATTTGCAACAAATTTTATTTTTTTAATTTCCATTTTTTCTCTTATCTATTGTTTTTAGTCTAAATGCTTTAATTTCATGATTTCCTACTTTATTTCTTTTTTCATCTGTTGCATCTCTATAAAAATGTGTCCACTCACCTCTTTGATTTAATTCTTGGGACACTTCTCCATAACTTTTATTTTGATCTCTTTGTTTTTCTGTGATTATTAAATCATATATTTCTAATTTAGTGTTATTAATTTCACTAATAGATAACGGAACTACTGATACTATTGGAGTTTTAGCAGGTATTGTAATAACAGACTTTGCTTTTGTTATCTTAACTGCAGCAGGCAGCATGTTTGGATAAAATGATGTACTCATTAGTGTTGTATATGGAATTATTCCATCAATAAATAAATTAGGAACTGGCATAGTTAACATTGTAATATTTTCATCAGTTATAAACTTAACATTTGTATTTAAACTTAACGTTGCACTACGTCTATTTTCATTAACATATTTATGGCCATTTAAAACTGTTATATGCCCTTCCTCTCTATCAGTATCAACACCATCCCAAACAAAAGAAATATCCTCTGGAAAACTGATTCCCCACCCTATGCCATTTGCTAAAGAAACTGGGAAACAATTATATGCATGAGCATTTGTAACATTGTCCATCCAGGATCTTTTAATTGATAATGGTTCTAAAATTATATTAGATCCTGGAGTTACTTCTGCTCTTATTAAAGTCATTAATCACCAGTTTCTTGATAAAACTTTGGATTGTGGAACTTAGAACTATAATCTAGCATAGTAACAATTGAATATTTAACACCAGAAGTTACTGGCATTGCTCTATGCGGATACATATAGTTTGATGGGAAAATGTATAAATCACCAGCCTTTGGTTTAATACTCAAATCTTGTAATCTAAAATACAACTCTCCACCCTCATAATTATCATTAGGATATCCAACTAAAGAAACAACGCAGTTATATGAAAATCCATGATCATGATGCTCTTGAAAATGCTGTCCTGGTCCGTACTTAATAAAATTAAAGGCTTCCCAATACTTTAATTCTCCACCTAAATTAAACTGTCTAGAATAATCTTGCACTGCTGGTAATTTTGCATTATATACATCATCCCACAATCCTTCTAATATTTTAGCAGTTTTGCCTTTATCTCCATTGATATCTGTTTTTTTATACTTAAAATCTACACAATCTCTATACTCAGGCATTTTTTGTGCATATCCAACTAAAGCCTCTCTCCAAACATAGGAACGATTATCTGGGTTTTCTAACGCATTCTCTAATCTATCAATAATATCAATATTAGTCAAAACATCTCTGTATACAATAATGCCAGAGCCTAGATCTTCTTTTTTTGTCCATGTTTTATCAAACATTATACTTCCCTTCTTTTGTGAGCATTATCATTTAAATCTGTCATAACAACTACGCAATATTTTGTTCCAGAAACCATATCCAAAGAGGCATGCTCATAAATATAATTAGATGGAAAAACAGCAATATCTCCAATACTTGGCTTATAAACTAATTTATCAAGTCTAGGAAAGTATAACTCTCCACCACTATAATTATCATTAAGATAAATTACTGCAGAAACAGTACAAGCATAAGCAGGTCCATGGTCTGCGTGAATCCTAAATTGTTGACCTTCACCCTCATATTTAACAAAATTAAACGCCTCGTAATAATTAACTGATATACCCCAATATAGAGCATAGTCATCAATACATGACTTTAATACTTTAAAAATTTCATCATACATATCAATAAGTTGTGCATTCTCATTATTTTTTAATCCTAATGATTTTTTATTGTATTTAAAATCAGAACAATTTCTTGCAAACTTTATGGGCTTACTTGAATTTGTAACTTGTGCTTCATTCCACTTATATGGTGTTTGACCATTTAAATTATTTTCTAAAATACTAATATACTTATCACAATTTTCTTTTAAAATTGCATTATGATATATATTTAATCCAAGACCTGGATTGCTTACCTTAATATCACCAAACATTTTATCTGACATTCTTATAGATGCAGACTCTGACCTATCTTTAGTAAACCATGGATTTTGTGATTCATCTACTTCATACATAACAAAAAGTCTCCTTTTTTTAATTATAGCACAATAACTATTTAAAGGAGACTTAATGTACTATTCAGTAATTGGATCTCTTGTATCAAATACAAGCATATTTTCTGTAAAGAAGTTATCATACGGTTCACAGTTAATACTATAAACAGTTTCTTGATAGTCTACTATATCTAGTGATTGAATATTAACAAATCCTAAATCAGCATATGAAAATATCATATACGAATCATCAATAGCATCAACTCTAATAAACTTCGATATATTATCTTTCTTAGTTAGAACATAGTGTGTTGCAGAATATGCATCTCCATTAATGACATAAATTTTGTCTACTTGTGTTGATGTTACTGATACAACAGTTGTTTCTTTTAGATTATTTTCATTTAGTGTAAGATTTTCTGTTGACCAATTTAGCCAGTCATTATTTTGAATTATTGACTCATCTGCTGGAATTTCCATAGCAAGCAATATATCTCCAACTACAATATCTTTTGCATCTTTTCTTCCTTGTACTGTTTTAATTCCAGTATTGCTTGCAACTGAATACTCAAACAATGGGAAGAATGGTGGGAAGAATGGGGGAAAGAACGGTGGGAAGAAGGGGAAAAATGGTGGGAAATATGGTCCAAATGATGGAAAGAATGGGAAGAACGGTGGGAAGAATGGTGAAAGAGTAGTAACACTACCAGTAGTTGACCCTAAAGATGTTCCATTTGCATTTGTAGCAGTAATGGTATATGTTTGTGATGTTCCAGCAGTATCATTAATAGTTACGGACGTGGCAGATGCAGAAAGGTCTCCAGAAGAACTACCATCAGAACCAGAAACATTATGCTTTGATAGTGCCTTTCCTCCAGTTGCACCAATTGTCCAGTTAATTGTATTTTGATTTATACCTGCAGTTGCACTTACGCTCTGTGGTGCTTGTGGAACTGTAGTTGCAGTTACAGAAGATGATGTAGTTCCGCTTGATGAACCAGATGCATTTTTTGCTTTTACTGTAAATGTATAAGATGTATTAGATGCTAATCCTTGAAATGTATAACTTGTTGAGGAAGATCCAGTGTCATGTGTATATGTTGATGGAGTTGTAGTAATTTCATAAGATGTTGCTGCTGGAGAACTTGCTGGAAGAGTCCACGATAAAGATACTGATCCACCTGTTCCTGCTGCTGATGCTGCAGATGTTGTATTTGCTGTTGCTAAGTATGGACGGCTTGTTCCTACATCTGTTGCAGTTAAAGAAGTAACATTGTCTGGTTGCAAAAAGTTATCCTGCGCTGAAGATCTGATACCAATATTTTTTGACATGTTACTCCTTTTCCTTTATTATTATACCAACATTTTATGCTGATAGGTCGCCAAATAGTACCCATGTATCAGTTGCTCTTTTTAAAAGAGTAGCAGACGACCATTGTGCACGTAGTTTTAATCCTGGTGTTGCATTAATTGTTACTCCAACTGCACCAGCAACTGTTACCTGACCTGCTCCAGTTTGAAGTATGCTAATTGAAGTTCCTACTGGCCATGCTACTGTAGCATTTGTTGGAACAGTAAGAGTTTGAGCGGTTGATTTGCCCATTTCAATCAAACTATCTCTTTCTGTTAAAGAAGAGAGAGTATAAGAATCTGTCTTTTGAATAATTGGTGTTCTTGATGGAACGCCTTCTTTTGTTTGTGTTCCATCAGAAAATGCTACACCAGAGGCTGATGCTGTTACTAAACCTGAGAATGTAGGTGCTGCAATAACAGAAACCTGATTTCCAGAAACAGAAATATTTGTCCCTGCTGTAACAGTTCCAGCACCAGAGAATTGAGTAAATTCAATAGCATCTGTACCAATTGTTGTAATTACGTTTGTTTGTACCCAACCAGTCTTTCCATTTGTGGTACCAGACTCTACGAAAATAAAGTCTCCAGCATCTACTTCTGGTGTTGAGTCATAATCTGTTGCACGAGATGCAACTCCATTAGCAGGAACAATGTAAATACCGTTTTCAGACTTTGTTGTTTGGTTTTTTACAAGAACTCTATCTCCAGTAACTAAAGTAACTCCGTCTATTGTCTTACCATTTTCAAGATCTTCTGCAATGATAGTATTGGTAATATTTGCTGTTGTAGCAACTTTTACTGAAGCATGAACATTAAGTCCTTCGGTCATTGCATCAACATATTGCTTTGTTGCTGCAT